GTCACGCTCTACGCTCTCCCACCCCTTTGCGGATCGGTTATTCGCCGCCTCAAAAGCAACCGCATCGGCGGCTTTTTGTTTATCGGTCTTTTCCGGTTTTTCACCCGGAGCGGGTTTCGATTTCTTTAGATCAAATAACCCTTGCCATTGGTTAGAGATCGAGTTATCGACCACCTCGGCTTGATCGTTCCCGTACTTTGCGAGTTTGAGTGCCGCAGCGTGCATCGATACGTCTTTGAGGGGTTTCTTTATTGCTTTACGGTAAGCGACCCACCTTTCCCATGCGGCGAGGTCTAATCCTGTGATGTTTTCAATGCTCACGATGACCTCCAACGGCGCGTTCGATTTTTGCTTTTAGTATTTCGATTTGTTCGGGCGTGATGCCGTAGGCAAGATCGTTAGCGAGGTCGAGAGCCATCTTGCTTTTTTTCTTTGTCTTAGCCGTGATTGCTAACCAAAGTGCTTTCTCTAAGGCTTCTAACTGTGTCATGTATTCCTCCTATCTAAACTATGTCTAAACCCCTATATGCTCGGAGGATCGGGAATGCCCCCCCTACCCCCCCAGAGTTGGGAAGGTAGAAAAGGCTAACCTCATGCCCGTGTGGATGCGGTCTTTAGCCCTGTCAGCCGTGGTAACCGACGCTGACTAACCCCATCGGCACCAGATTTTTGACTCCGTGGTGAGGGAGTTTAGATAGGGATTGACGGCTTGTTAGCGGCTGCTAAACTACCGGAATCCTTACTAGCAATCCAAGGATAGGCCGAAACCCTCGGTCGTGTAAAGCCCCCTCGCATTCCTCCGCGTTTGGGGGCTTTGCATTTAAGGGCTACCCTAGCCCTGCGGGAGCCTCTAAAACCGCCCCAGAGGGCTTCTGGGAGGCTTCTGGGCGAGTCTTATGCCTTTCTATGGCTGCGGGTAACTCGTACTCCCTACGGACGGGGAATTTCTCGAGCCTACGCCACCGTAGGACAGCCGGTTCGGTTACCCCGAAAGCCCTAGCCATAGCCGCTTGGGAGCCGAAAAACTGCATCGCTTCTTGGGGGGTCATTTGATCCTCTACAGGGGGGGTTTACCTTTGTTTAGGAAGGGGAGTATAGTTCACCTATCGGGGACGAAACAACCCGACCCACAGATAGGAGAAAGGAAAATGCAAGACCAACAAAACTACGCTAACCACTACGGATATAGCGACGTTAACCCCTTCGAGATCGTTCGCCGCATTAGCGAAAAGACTTTAGAGATCCGCGAGATGAAGGCAGAGCGAGATAGTTCGTGGAAGCCCGAAGCAGTACCTGGTGGCTTCAGTTTCATCGTCACGAACAACAACACCCAGAAGTGGGTTATCACTTCCGACGAAACCCAGAAGCCTATTCGCATCCGACTCGGTAAGAAGGGGTGGAAGGATTCAAGCGGTAGACGATACGGTCTAAGCGATAAGCCGGTTAAGTTCTACGACTACAACTTCTAATCAAACTGGCGGGGACTGCAAACCCGCCATCTTCCACAAAGAGGAATCACACAAATGCAAACTCAAATCGATCTTTCGCAGTTTACCGGAACCGAAAATTACTACCGTCATCCTTTCGGTAAGGCTCTGTTCACAGACGGGGTTAAATACTTTGCGGAGACGGCGGGAGCCTATTGGTTTATCGATATCGTCGTTACCGAGTGTGCTTCCCTAGTCGAGCGAGAAGGTTTCCTCACCATCTATCTCAAGGTAGGTAACGGTAGAGCAACTGTCGAGGTTAGAGACGGAGACGGGATAGCCCTCATAGAAAACCGTATCGACTATACCGACTGCCCCGAGGGGGTCTACAAGTTCTATTTCATACACGGCGAACCGACCGTCCTTTTAGTCGCCTCCGAATACTAATCATAGGGGAGCAACAGAGATGCAATACCCACACTTCATCGCAAGCGGTAATAACCAAGCCACAGGCCAGAGGATGACCCTCTGGCATCGCGGCAACTACCTTTACGAGATCGACCTCGGTAGAGAAACCATCGAGGTTATCTACAGTAATTGCGAGACGGCTCTCGCTAAGTTCTCCGAAATCGCAAATGTCTATCCGTCGCTTTCTAGAGAGGAGCAATAGATATGTCCCACACCGCAACCACCGAACTTTGTTTTTTAGGAACCTATTGGTGCGTCGAGATCGATTTCTACTACGATGCTTACGATAACGTAGAGGAACTAAACATCGAAGAGGTTTGGCTAGTCGGTTACTACCCCGAATTTAACGGCAATGAATACGTTTCGTGCCGAATCAAAGCCAACCGATATGAGTTGACCGCAGAAGAAGAAAAGAAACTAGAGGATGCAGTTCGTAAATATATTGCGGCACAGGCTAGAGAAGAATTCGACGATTACCACGGATACGAGGACTAAGTTATGCGAAACATAGATCGATTCATCATCCTTTGTATTGCGATTACGGTCGTGTTCCTAATCGCAGCGACCGTCGATAAATGTGACGGAGGCTGCACCGTCGCAGAAGAAGTACGCAATGGAAATTGATAACGACGATCAATTCTGGTGGCAGCAGCAGGACGAGGAGATGCAACGCTACGAAGCCGAGCGAAACTCGCTATTGATGTTGCTGATAGTTTTATGTTCAGAGATCGAAAAACTAAACGAGAGGATTAAGTTTTGAACACAAGTCAAAGCATAGGCGCATTAGCCGCCGCATTAGCGAAGGCGCAAGCCGATATAACGGGAGCCGTTAAAGACTCCGCTAACCCTTTCTTCAAGTCTAAATACGCCGACCTAGAATCGGTCTGGAACGCTTGCCGTAAGCCGTTAACCTCTAACGGTCTATCAGTAATCCAGACCACGCAGCCGACCAAACAAGGTCTGATGCTGGTTACGACCCTCGCACACTCTAGCGGAGAGTGGATACGAGGCTATATGCCGATACTCTCTAAAGATGCTAGCGCACAGGCACAAGGCTCGGGGATTAGTTACGCGAGACGTTACGCCCTAGCCGCATTAGTCGGGGTATATCAGACCGATGATGATGCCGAGGCCGCACAAGGTAGAGGCGACCCTAGAAGCATCACGGTAGACCCGAGAGGCGATCTAGGGAAAAACGTAAACGAGAAAAAGAAACAAGAGTTCATCGAGGATTTTAAGAAAGCGTTTGATCTCGACGCAGATGAAAAGGAGATCGCGCAAGCCGTTCGCGCCGTCCATGAACGGATCAGCACAGATCACGACCTCTACATAGCGGTATCGGATTCACTTACCTCTAAGGAGCGGTCGGCGATCAAGGCATATTTACGAATAGCAAAGGAGCAAAGATAGTGGCTTACGACACAATAGATTTAGAAACAGCCAAGAAACTTTTAGATGAAAAAAGTGAGGCTATTTTCAAACTATCTATAGATGCTCCTAGTTTTCAAAGTGAGTTTTGGGAAGCGGTTAGAAGGGCATCGGAATTGCTCAAAATAACAGATGATATATTTAGGAAATTATCAAAATATGAAGAACTATATGAAAAGGAAATTGATGAATTCAAAAAACTAGAATGTTTAGTCAAAAGATTAGAAAGAAAATCTAAAAGTAAAAAAGCATAGGAGATACTTTTAAATGGCTTACGACAATACAAATCGCGGCGTACTTTTTAAGAACGACCAGAAAGGCAATCCGAAGCGACCGCAGTACCGAGGAACGATCAACGTCGAGGGAACAGAAATGAATCTCTCTGCGTGGATCAAGGAGTCGCAAAAGACAGGCGATAAATTCCTTAGCCTCTCTATCGAGAGAAAGAAGGATGCACCGCCAAAGCCGAAGCGAGAAGCAATCGTTGACGATGCGTTCCAAGACGATGAACTGCCGCCGTTCTAATGCGCCGGATATTTCCTAAAGGAACCAAGAAGGAGGCCATCGCGCAAGCGGTGGTTCTCCTAATCCGCGACACAGATATCGCGTGGCAGATCACCGTAGAGCCGTTTAAGAAGCCGCGCACAAATCAGCAGAACGCCTACCTTTGGGGCGTGGTCTACCCGACCATCATCGAGGCGGGAGGCGAAATGCTTAAAGGATGGCTAGCCGATGACCTTCACGAATACTTTCTCGGAGAAATCTACGGATGGGAAGTTCTAGAGGGTATGGGACGTAAGAGGATGCGACCTGTTAAGCGATCCTCTCGTATGACTCGCTCGGAGTTTATGGAGTACCTAGAGCAGATCAGCCAACGGTGCGCGAATATGGGCATCGTCATACCAGAGCCGTCTTACGAATGACGCCGTATATCACCCTTACCCTTGCAGAGCGTAGGCTTGCGGAGTTTATGGGCAACGCACGATATGAGCGGAGCCGTCGTAGCGGGATCGTAGATCGTAAGGTCGGAGGTCAGAGCAACGAGGAAACCGATAGGGAAGGTATAGCCGCCGAATTAGCGTTTTGTCGGTACATGAACCTATACCCGCCTATTGATATAGGCCGCTA